CGATGTCGTAACGCTCTTTCATCTTCATCGAACGAATGTCACGTGACGGATCATCGAACTGATCTGTGCTCATGTCATCCTTAACAAGAAGACTGCCGACCTCATTGCGATCAATGAGGAACAAGTCTGACTTAGCTAATGTTGCACCGCTCTTAGCTGTGAAGCTAACAAATGGTGACACTAACACGTTCAAACCCATAGGGGCTGTTGCGTTGGCAACGCCATCCTTCGACTGTGGACGGTAGCCCCAGCTGGTATTAACAGCTGATGCAGCGCCGCCCATGTGGAAGATCGAGTCCTTGAGGAAGACCGACCACATCAGTGGGTGAAGAATGAAGTCTGTTGGTATATGATTTTCGGCCATTAGAACAGCTGCCATGTCGACAACATCGTCCCAGGTAATAGTGCTGTTGTAAGCACCATCAATCCCACGACCTGTTGTATCGTCATAGCTGCCACTGTCGTTGTCGAATACAATTGTAGCTGCATCCTTAAAACGACTAAGAGCAATTTGCTCTTTCAAACGTGCCATTGCACGGCCTGCGGCGCGTACATGGAGGCCTACGATGTCCCAAAGAGAATCAGCAATAACTTCCTCTGTGAAAGCCAGCTTAACGCCCTTCTTCGACACCTTACCCTCGATTTGCTTAGCAAATGCGAGAGCTTGTTCTGGGTATTCTTGTCCTTCTGGGATCTCAGCAGCTTGAATTGCGTTTACCGCTGGAAATTCCAAAGAACGACCCTTACCAAGGCGTACTGTAGAAAGAAGCGGGGTTACCAAAAGCTGTGGTTCGGCTGCTTCGCGCAGAGTACGAGAAATTACCTTAGGAAACAAAGCGGCTGCGTCTGACGAACCGAATGCTTCCTTGATAGTAACTCTGTTATCTGTGTCGATGTAGCCATCTTCAGCAAATGCGGCTTCCCAAGCTGGGAGACCCGAGAGGAGTTCTTGGATTGTCTTACTCATCTAGGATATTTCCTCCTGTTTAATTATTTCTTTTTTTATTTTCTTTTTTTTTATTAGAGTGTTAAATTGACGCGGAAAGCACCAATAACATTCGTAACATCTAGGTTTGCACGGATACCGAGTTTACCGGAGAACGAGCCTGATCTTGTGAGCTCATAAACTGTCTTGAGCGCACCTGGATCCGATGGAAGTTGCATGTAGGAAAGTAGTCCGTCATCAAAGTTTGTAGCAAACTTCTCAACTTCAATAACCTTACCTACCATCAAGTGTGGGTAACTAGCTGCATCAGCTTGCGACAAGAGTCTTGGACGACCCATGAAGTCTGGAGCAACTAAACTACCTGCTACGAGATCTGCGTTAACACCTGTGACCATTGGATACTCGACATAACCTCTAACGATAAAGCCTGCACCTTGCGATGTGCCCTTATCAAATGGTCTGTAGAGATCGTACTGTGCACAACCAACTGGCACTGAACGTGCAGCAACTGCTTGTGTATCTCCAGATGCGCCAGCAACTGGAGTTGCTGCTGCAAGTGGATCCCAACCTGAAATTGTGTCTCCCCAAGTTACTGAAGAGGCGCTACCGTTAGCTGGAACGAAACGTGAATCACCACTTGAATCTGTTACTACCGAAAGGATTGTTCCCTTTGGAATAACAATTTCAAAACGATCATCTTCTGAATCTGCGTACCAAGTTGGAAGGGCGACTGATGGCAAGATGTATGCGGATGGTGCAATACCTTCCGAAACAACGAAACGACCAGCACCCGTTTTGGTACCTACTTTACGAAATTTTGCTAATGACATTTAATATCTCCTTATTTGTATATATTTGTTTTAAAGTTTGCGACGGCCCATGAGAGTATCAACAAACAGTTCTTCAACTGTATTCACTTTTTCTTCTGGTGCAGTTGACACTTCTTCGTCTTCAACAATGACATTGTTTTCTTTTTCAGAAACAATGCAACCATCTATTACGGATTCCACATTTAGCTTTTGAATATTCTTCTTAGCTACTGGGAGCTTAGCCAAATCCCTAAGGGAATCAGCCAAAGAACCTGCCGAACGAGTTGCATGATCTTGGATCAAGTTTTCTCTTTCTTCAATTGGTTCTACTCCTAATGAAATTTTAGTATCAACTACTCTTTCAGCTAAAGTGCGATGTAGCGCCTCTCTAAGCTTTGCATTTTCTTGTTGAAGCACTTGAAGTTTATCGTCATTGTCATTTTGCTCATCAGCATGAGTACTGCCTGTGAGCTCTGAGTTTGACTCTTCTTGTGTTTCGTTTTCTGGGGAGGACTCGGCGTTTTCAGAATTAACTACTTCTTCTTTGCCTTGTTCTTCTGTTTCCACTTTTTCTCCTTCAGATTCTTTTTGCTCACTAGGAGACTGCTCTGCATTTTCTGCAGCTGGCGCCTCAACCAATGATTCATCTTCTTGTGCTTTCTTTAGCTTTTCAATCTTCGAAGAAAGAACATCCACTACAGATTGTTCACCAGCTTCTTTTGCTTCTTGAAGAGCATCTGATAACACAGATATAAGATCTACATTTTTTGATTCTACATTTACAGAAGCTTCTTCTTGTGAAGGAATTTCTTCTGATTCTTCTTTTGGTGCTGTAGCAATTGCTGACAGATCTTGGCTTAGATTTTCGACAGTAGCCAAAACATCATCACCTTTAACGATTTCGTCCATTTCAACATTCTCCTCGTCAATTATATTCTTTTCTGATAGTAACGCAGTATTATCAGCCTTTGCAGTTTCACTTTCTTGAAAGGCCAAAGCCGTAAGAAAAGCTCCTTTAACATGAAGATAAAGTGGTCTAGACTCTTTTTTCTTCATACCCTTTAAAATAGACTCATTTTCTTCCACAGTGGTTATATCTTCTTTATCCATATGTAAGATAAAGGCTGTGCTTTTTGCTGTCCAATTTTCTGAATCAGTAACAACAGTTGATCCATCAATAGCTTTAGAAGCTCTTACACTAGACCTTTGATCCGCTGGTTGGTTAACAAATGAGTATTCTTTAAAGGAAATGTCTTGCATATCAACGAAAGCAAGTTTACCCTTATAAACTTGACCACGCTTAAATTTAGCTGTCTTTGGTCTACCGTCTGCTGATTCAGCAGCTAGGTCTTCACCCGAAATTGAACAAACTGCTTTGCCGGCTCTTCCGCCAACTGATCCAGTCAAGTATCTCTTATCTGAGATCTTCTGAGCAGCCAATGGATCTGTGATTGCTACCTGCAATCTTACGTATGGTGCACCGTCTTGTTCTTTGTCCATCTTAGCAGCAATGATTCTGCCAATTGGCTCAGAGTTTAAATCGTGATTTAAAATAATAGGCTTAGGGTATGGCTCGACCCATGATTGGAGAGCCTTTTCTAATTCTGCTGCTGAGTAATTATTATAGTTAGCGGTTAGTCCGCTCATGTATGGCAGCCACTTCTATAATAAGACCGTGGTTTTTGCTGAATGATTCGGAAAAATCATTTTCCAATCCCGATAGGTCAGGAAGTTGAAGTGTAAAACTTTCAACAAAATCAAATGCCATTTTAGCGCTCCGTTTATTTTAATGTAGTAGTAATAGTAATTAGCTTTTATAAGATTAAACAATCTTATATAAAGATATCATACTTTTATGCTGTTGCAAAAAAATTACCCCTAGAATCTCCATTTGAGAGAAAATCTTGCATCATTCGCTTATGCATTATGTGTGGAGCATAGAGATAAGATGCCGAGTAGAGCTTATAGCCCATTTTTGCTGCGTTTCCAGACCAACCTAAATCTTCACCTTGTGTATGGAGCGAATAGTTAACATTCTTGTATACATCTCTTGACATCATTTTTGCTGCCATAATAACATCTGACTGGAAATACTCACCAAGTGGATATTGTTCTTTACGATAAGCTTGACCACCAGGCTCCTTTATCCAATTCATTACACTTGGATACATTGTATTTGTTGGAGTCATAAACATTAATGGACTCACTGCATCTGCGCCAGAGTTTACGTGTGCAACTAGTAATTGAATCGTATTTTGATTAGTTAATAGTATGTCAGAATCTAAGCTAAAAAAATAGTTTGGATTAATATCTCTAACTTTTGATAAAAGAGAATTTCTTAGATTAACCATATTTTGATATTTAGATATGCTCCAAGTTCTTGTTCCTTCTTCATGGGAGAAATGAGGAATGTCTTGTTTTACATCTAAGATAAACTCTGGTATATCTGGTCTTGCATTTCTATACTTAACTAACATCTCTATGGTTTTTTCATCATCTGGAGATGCTTCAAATATAAAAGCAGTTTTTGAAAAATCAATATTTTGATTTTCTATACAGGAAATCCAATAAGGAAATATCCAGTCTCTTTCATAGATTGGACAACCAATCACTAGTTCAATCATAAACTACTCTGAAATAGATTTTGTTGTTTCTTTTACACTTTTCTTAGCAGGTGCGCTAGTTTCTACAGTTGTTGATTCAATCTTCTCTTCTTTGATTTCAACAGCATTAACGTTTATCGCTGGTGTCACTGGCACTACTTCTTCTGTGGTTTCTTCTTCGGGTTCTGAAGTGAGAAACTCAACTATAGAATCAATAACGTCCACTAAAGCTTCAAGAGCTAGTCTTGTTTGACCATTGCTAACTGCTTTTCTAAATACTAAAAGAGCATCTGCTTCTGTGTTATCGCTACTTGTGATCTTATCATTTACATTAAACATCATTCTTATCCTTTTCAACGTCTGACTCTATAACAGTATACTCGCTATCCAACAGAGATTCAATTACTGATAGAAAATTATTATCATATCTTTTAATATCCGGGGAAGTTTTTCTTCCATTTTGATTCATTGGTCTCATAGCATTACCAACGCCCCTTCTGTTATTTGGCGTATTTTTCTGCCCTGGACCAGCGGATTTTTGACCATCAGATGTTTTTGGTTCAGGTGCTTTACCTGTCCCTTGTGCCTTAGCTTGAGCTTGGGCAGTTGCTTTAGTTGCGTCAACTTGAATATCGCTTTGTATTGATGCGTGCGTCTTATTCATGTCAATATCGGAATCATATCCTAATTCTATACGAGCTTCATCTAATGTAATTAGATTAGACACATATTTTTGAATGACGTGATTTTCTTTTTTAACTTGTGTATCAACATCTATTTCCTTGAACTTAAAGTAGCATCTATCCGAATCTCCAGTTTCCATTGGATTTGAGATTGGATCAAAACCACCTTCAAACAATAATTCATTAAATATATTTAGTCTTACCATCTCCGAAAACAGCTTCTGCATCTGCTTAATTCTGTCGTATAACGCAACGTCTAATCTTTCAGTAACAGATCTGTTACCACCATTCATTGACATTCCAAGGTGATGCGGTGCAACACCCAATCCAATTGCAACACGTTCTTTAAAGTGATTTAAGTACTGGCTTGCATCAAGAGCAGATCCTTGTGATCCAATGACTTCAACATCGTGTCTAAACGGAAGAATCAATCCACCTTCAGCTCTTAAGTTTTCTATTTCTATAGCTGCTTGTTCAATCTCTTCTGGCTCAGCTGGTTGTTCTGCAGTTCCAATCTTATACTTATAAAGTGGAAATAATTCTCTGTGAACAAGATTCTGAATATCTTCTTCAATTTGACGAAGTGCAATAACGTCGTCTAATACATTGATCAAAAACGGAGTACCAAATGCTCTACCAGTTTTTCTATCAAAGTGAAGATGGATTACTTTTTCTGCAGTCCAAACTGGATTTCCTTCAAGCGGCATATAAGTAAGAGGGTCTGTCTCTTGTCTATATGACTTAGGCCTGTTGTGCTTATCTCTAAATATTCTTACCTGTTCAGTAGGGATTAAGTAATAACCTATTACTGGAAGATCTCCAGTCATAGGTGCTAATTTGTCTGGAAAATATTCGCTTAAATCACCTCTTGCTTTAACAATGAAAGCATTAGAAAATTTAAAGAGTTGATCTGAGACTTCAATTAAGAAATCAACAAATGGTCTCTTCATTGCTATTTCCATGAAATCTATTCTTTGGTGAAGATAAGAAATAGCTTCTGGGTTTTCAGAAACTATTTCCCAACCCTCTTTCCAGAAAAGATCTTTATATTTAGACATAGCTTGCTTAACATAAGAGTCCGTATCAACAGCTTGCATTAACCTTTCAAAGTCATATGCTGGTCTTTCAAAGGTAGCTCTATTATTGAAGTAATAATTGGTACCCTGAAAACCAAGAGCAAGCGATGCTATTTTCATAGCCTTAGACAGACCCTTTACTTGTTCTGGCGCTAAAGCCTTGTCAGAAAAAGTAAGATCTTTGTCTACTGTTTGAAATGGTAGGTAATCCCTAATTGCCATGGTACGTCCTTATTTAAGCCTATATCTAATAGTAGACTCAATTTGTCTAGGCTGTAATTTATTGTTTTTCTAAAATTCCTGCTGCTTCAAAGGTCTTCTTGATAATAAGATCCTTTACAGCCTCAAGCCAGAAAACTGTTTCAGCTTCTGTAAAGTCACTCTTGTAAGATAGATTCTTATCGCTAATCTTAATTTCAACTACAAATTCTGTTTTTACTTCTACTTCTGGTGTATCACTCATTTTACATTTGTCCTTTTAATCTTTGAATAATAATTGATTGTTGTTTAATTGTTGCTTCTTTTATAACTAAATCAGTCATTAAGCTGCTAAGTTTTTCTTGAAAAACAGCTATAACTAAATTAACATCTAAATTAGAGTCATTAATATCTGATTGAGAAATTTCCATTATACCAGTTTTCTGTTGTTCTTGCTTGCTTATTCTAGACATTTTACTATTATATCATTGATTAAGTTTAGACTCAAGTTCTTCTACTTTTGTAGATAGCTCTTGAATAGCTTTAATCAAAAGCGGAACCAACTCCACGTATGCTACTGACTGTATGGTGTTATTATCTTTATCCCAAATTGAATAATTTTCCCCATCAAAACCACTCTCATCCATAGCCAATTTTAACTCTTGAGCTATAAGACCAAAATGTTTTTTTCTACCTTCATTTTCTACTGTTGAATTATCAAGAATGTTTTCTTCGTTATTTATTTTATTAAAATAAAAAGAAACAGGATTTAATTTATTTATAAAATTTAATGTTGGAGCAATCTGTGTTATTGAATTTTTTAACCTGACATCTGAAGCTGTTATATATGATTCAGCTGATACATCTCCGTTAACTCTAACTCTATTAACATTTATAAAGTTTGTATTAAACCCACCACAAGAAAATGCTATATTTCCAGAACTCGTAAAGATTGCGTTTAAAAAAACTGACCCATCAGCATCTACGGTAAAAAGACCATTAGAGCTTTGGATCGTAGCTCCAGCTCCGAATATTAAAACTAGTAGAAGCTGCTATTGTGCCTCCAGAAATTCTATCGGCACTTAGTGTTCCTGTGGTGATTTGATCGCCATTAATTGTTGTAGCTGCTCCATTTATTTCGGCAATAAGTGTTCCTGGACCTATTTTAGTTGAAGCTTCTGAGTAAGCGTCGTCTGCGGTATTCTGTGCAGATATTGCAATACCCTGTGCACTAATTGCAGTACTGTAAGCTATGTCTGCATCTGACTGTGCTTCATTAATAAGCGTAAGAGTGTTACCGCCTGTGATGTTAACGTTTCCACTTACTGTAAGTGTTGAGCCATCCCAAGTTAATTTATTACCTAAGGAAAATTGGCTGTCATCATCAACATAAAATGGAGTATTAGTATTATTGTAAACGCCTGTTCCAAGAAAAATTTTTGAATTACTTGCTATCACTGTATTACCAGTTAACGTTAAATTTTTAGTGGTTATTGTATTGGCTGTAACATCACCTTCTTTTAGAACCTTGAACGGAGCACCAACTAAGGTTCCAGAACCCAACCAAAGATTTCCATCACTATCAACGTGAAAAGATCCAGAGTCAAATCCACCAATGTCAATACTTCCTGCTATTGTTGCATCGTAGAAATATGCTCTACCGCTACCGTTGATCAACCAACCTGTCGTAGCATTTGCATAGCTTCCGCCACCAACATCAACTCCATTAAATGTAGATGACTTGATTATAGATGTTGCGCCAGCCATTGTAATAGTGTGTGCACCAATTGTTCCAGCTGTGATCTTAGACGCAGTTAGATCTACAATGTGTGCAGAATCTATAAGCGTTGTAGCGGTAGATGCCACAATTGGTGTCCATGCAGATTTGTTGCTAGATGTATCTATAGATTGCACTCTAGCAAAGTAAAGCTTTTCTGTTGTAACGACAGTTGTGACTCCAGTGTTCGCATTTACCTGATTTGTTGTTTCTGAGTTTTGCGGAACATCAACAGCTACAACGTTTGAGGAGGAAAAGCCAGAAAGATATGGAGTTGCTCCAGAATTAATAACATAAGTTGAACCACTTTGACTAATGTCTTCAGGAAGATAAACCTCATAGTTGTATCCTCTTAAGTCTGATTCATTAGAGGGATTAAAGCTAATCATTATCGACTTGTAGTTGCCGACTATTGTTAAATCACCAAGTTCTGCCGGCTGAGTAAGGTCAGCTGGAACAGTAAATCTAACAGCTGAAGCTGGATCTAATAGAACATTTAATTCTACATCTTTTGGTTTAACTGTTAAAAGATATTGTTTTCCAGGTTTTAAATTTTGTATCGTTTTTTTAATAGTAGCCATTATCTTAATCCTCCTATTGACTTAAAGGTCAAATCTGGATTTATTTCTTGATCATCTAAAGAGAAATAAAAATTTCTTAAAAAACTTATTTTACTTATATAGATTTGATTGTTACCTGATAAAATATTTTTATCTGATAAAGTTTCAATTTCTAAAGTATAGTCAAGATATTCTAAATCATTTTTCTGAAAAATTATTGACTCTTTTTCTTCAGTTGAATAACAATCAATCTCATACCAGTCCAAAACTATATTTTCAGTTTCTGCTGAAGATTCATATTTTGTAGTTATTCTAATTTTACACTTACCATATCCTGGTCCAACTGCACCAGTTATTTTAATATTTGGTCCACTAAAAGTTCCGACTATCTTAGATCCAACTTTTGTTGACAGGTTATTAACCCAATCTGTTCCATCATTGAAGTATGCCAATCTATAATATCCAATAGAGTTTTTATTGATTTCAGTGTCATACAAGTCAATGCTTGGTGGAGTTGCGCTGTAATAGACACTATAGCCAGGACTTGCTTCAAGTGAATTAATAATAGCATTTGAATATTCTACATATTCATAAGACGTTACTGAATTTGATGTGATTGGAGTTGCGTGAATATATTTAATATAGTCAGATCCATAATAGACACTATAGGTTCCATCTGGAATAGTATTTGCTTCGTGATTCTTTGCGGCCTTAAAGTATATTATACCATCAACAATTTTAGTAACTACAGGGGTTGAAGCTTCTAATGTTGAAACATTAGAATTTTCATAAACCACTAAATATGAATGATCTTGCTCAACCTTAAGAAGGCTCGAATTGTATACATAATTTAATTCATTGTTTCCGATGTCTGTAAATAACCAATCATTGGCAACAATATAGTCTTTTAATTGGTCTATTACTATTCCGCCTTTTTAATGGCGGAATGTTATAAACTTTTTGTTGCGGACTTGCCGCCAAATTGCTTGTATTGTCTAAATATTTAAACCAGCTCAT